TGCGTTTAGTATAACTTGCTTTAGATACCAATGACTCTAAACTTTTTTTGAGTACGTCAGTTCTACCTCTTGTAGGTAAAAGTAAAGTTATAATTGTATCATCCATTATCTAGGATTTCCTGTAAATAGTTTTCTAATATTACCTCTGAATGTGTAATGTCCAACATGGTTAAGTGCTGTACGTGGATCGAGATAAACTTCGCCGCCCATATTTTGCCACAGTCTACAGAATGTATAATCCTCACTCAAGTAACGTTTGCTTTCAGGATCAATCATTGTGTCAAACAATGCATACATGTATGGTTCAAATTTATTATCTACATTAATATCATTTTTGTATTTTAATTCTGGATGTGCATCAAACATTTTTTGAACTGTATCTTTTTTAATACACATAAAGCCTGTGCCAGCATCTTTTAACTTGACTAAATTATCTGTAATTTGTACTTGTGTGGTTGTATTACCTTCTTGGTTTTTCATGAAGTCGAAGTTTACTACATAATTAGAACTGTGTCCTTCGATAGTGTTTGCATTTTCATCCTCATTTGCTCGAGCGGCTCCAATAATGCTGTCCCAATTAATTGCTTTTTTGGGATATGCTCCAACAACCACAGGTTTGTCATATGCAACCATACGCAACATATCTTCAGGGTTGAATTCAATATCTGCATCAACAAAAAATAAATGTGTTGCTTGTTTATTTTCCATAAAGAAACTGGTCAGTGTGTTACGTCCACGTGTGACTAAACTTTCATTTGCCAGTGTGCTAACAGTGTAAGGAATATCGTACTTGCCAAAAAGGATAGCAAGTCTCATCATACTTCTAAAATATGGTTCGCCAATTTGGCCGCCATAGCAAGGTGTAGCAATAAAAATATGTTTTTGTCTTAACAATCCTACTGGAATCTCGATCTTTTGATCAAGCAATTTGTGCATTACTGCATCGTCATTTTTAGGTGGTTGTGTTTTTGCTTGTTGTTTTTTAGGTTTGCTTTTTTTAGCCGCCATTTATATATCCTATTTTATATCTATACTTAGTAAGTTACTGCTAACCTCAATTAGTAAAGTGGCGGAGAGAGAGGGATTCGAACCCTCGATACAGTTACCCGTATAACACCTTAGCAGGGTGCCGCTTTCGACCACTCAGCCACCTCTCCGTTCTGGAGCGGATATCGAGAATCGAACTCGAATCTAAACCTTGGCAAGGTCTCATAATAACCGTTATACTATATCCGCGTCTACTTATTTAATGAACGTGACCAAATTATTTTCATAAGTTTGGTTAGTTTCTATTGTAGCATTAGATAAATGAATGTCAAGTGTTAATCTCAAACAATCATTGTCAGGTACTCGAACTTTGTGATTAAGGTGTCCACCGTATATTATCAATCTATTAAATTGGTTTTGTATATATTCATCCTCTATAAACAATCCTGAATTTTTGTCGTTGTCTTGTTCATTGAGAAATAATGTTGTTGATATATAAAATGTATCTTCGTTAACTGCTGTAAAATCTTTGTGTTGTTGTACAGTACTGCCTTTAGCAAAACAAGGTATAGTTGCACTTACTTGGTGTCTTAATGTTGCACGTGATTCATATTCTGTAATATAGTTTGTAAACCAATTTTGTAGTGAGAATTTTTGTTGTAAGTTTCCTTGTGATTGAGGACAATGAAAATGAACATATTTTGATTGCTCAAATTCTTTATAACTGTTTGAAAATGTTATAGTTGGAAGATATAATTTGATGTTTGTAAGAATCTTACTTGGTATAGCATTATCTATAATAAAAACAGGTGTGTTTTTTATCTTGGTTTTTTTCATACTAAACCTATCATGGTGGAGCCGACAGGGGTCGAACCTGCGACCTTCTGGATGCAAACCAGACGCTCTCCCAACTGAGCTACGGCCCCACTGTGGAGCTCGTAGTCGGAATCGAACCAACGACCTACTGATTACAAATCAGTTGCTCTACCTGCTGAGCTATACGAGCATTCCGAAAATTATTTATAAAAAGTGATTACCTTTCGTTGGGTCTTTTGGATACAAATTCGTTGAGACGTTCTGCTTCTTTTAGCACGTCTTCAGTGGTAGGCATGTCCTCAGGATTCTTAGCTCTAGCCTGAAGGATTTCTCTTGCCTCACGAACTAGATCAAGTCTAATCTCATATGGTGTTTTATTGGACATATAATTTTTTTCCTTTACAAAATTACTATAATCATATTTATCTGTTACCAATAAGATTATTAAGTAATGCTTTAAGTCGATAAATAGAACATCAACAAGGAGAGAAATGCCTATAAAATTTAAGCCCTCACAAACAACATTCGTAAAAGGACGAGGAACTAAAACTGAGCATTTCTACATCAAGAACACATCGACTGAAGAACTTATTGATTACATCAATAAAGGTCAGAAACCAAAAATTAAACAAAAGTGTCGTAATGAACTCGATCGTAGAGGTGTTAAATTAGTTTGGGTTCCAGTAACGTCTGACTAGTTTGTATTCTAATCCGTACGCCTCAACTTCACGTTGATCTCTGCCCTTCTGGTTTTTCCTACATTCAAAAACATTGCCTTCCATTAGTTGTTTTGCATGAACTAATTCGTGTGCAAAGGTTACAACTATTTCATCAAAGTCATGCTTCTCATATTCGTAACCTACATTAGTACCTCTGGCTAATTCAATTATAATTGATTCATCATCTCCATGACAATAACCCATAGCACCATCTAAATGTTTTTCAGATCTTACTTCTATGTCAACATCATGATTGATATCTCCGCATATATCATTTAGAACATTCTGACCAAACTGTTCTAATTGTCGTTTTTGGCGTAGTTGGCCTGTGAAGTAAAAATGAATCATATGTCTGCAACTATACTGTTTGAGTTTTTAATATCCTTACCATTAACAAAATTATTAAATGTTTCCATAATACTTTCAAAGTTATTATATTTTGGTGCAAGTTGATATTGTCTTTTGTTATACCATTCTGTTCTTTCGTTATGTCTCCAAAGGGGAACTCGATACCTTTTATTAAATTCATCCAGGTCACCTTTTTGTTTCATATAGTGTATGCGTAATAATTCAAAACCAGTTTCTTTTCTAAATGGAATTTTGTATTCGGCCCAATCAAATGCTTTATAATATTTTATTTTGTAATCATAGATATCATATCTAAACTTTTTATCGTTGATCATGTATGGCAATTCATTGTATTTTTTAAGCACTCTCATGTTATGATAATAGGATAAAAATAAAATTTCCCTTGACATAAACATAGGATCAACTATGAGATCGATATTATTTTGTTTAGCAAAATTTAGCCACGGCACATAACGCCTTTTATAGAGATCTTTGTCTTGTTCAATTCTCATACCAGTAACACCTTTCTTTGATTTGTATCCTGGTGGAAAACACTGTCCATTAAAGTAACCAAAAATTGGAACCTCACCTCCTATAACAAATGTACTATCATTAGAAATACTTGAAATACATTTAGCATGAGTTGCAATTTGTGGACTGTTAAAATAATATTGTTTACTGAAATCAAGTACGTGATTATCCTCAATAAAATCACGCAAATCAAAATCAACGTATGTGTGGTCAGCACCCATATGGTCAGCAAATATTTTACTAGATACTACATCGCCAGGGTTGACCACACTGTCGTCCCACATAAATCTAAATGTTACACACTTGACATCTTCACAATATCGATTAAAAACATTAAACGCAAATTGACTATCAAGCCCGCCGCTGAGTAACAGTGTAATTGGTTTATTTTTATAAGGTTCTAGGGCTTTTTGAAAGTGATGCTGGATGTCATAATTGTTTGGTTCTTCTATGTGAATATTGGATATGCCCTCTGAAAAATCAAAGAAAAAAGTTTCAGGAGAGCCAATAGATAGAGTGTTTGTAACCATTCAATGTATTTATTCTAGTAAAATATGATAAATACTTATTAGAAATATCCACACTATTAGGACATTACTGGAGCAAATACAATGGCAAAATATTTAATATCGTTAGATAGTGACGTATATGCTGATAATGCGGCTGGAGCAACAGCCATTACTGATACGGGTGCATCTATTTATACAACGTATAGTTTACCTTTAACTTACGAAATTGAAGCAACACCGGAACAACTTAACAGTATTGGTAATATCAGTCAGCAAGAATACTCAACATTATCAACACAGATTTCACCTCAGGGTGCTACGTTTAGTTTAGCACACTTGAACTATACGCAAGATCCGCAAGGAAATATCACATATCAAAATGTACAAAACGGTGCAGGTGTAGATGTTTTCTTGATTGACACAGGAATAGATGCAACTCACCAAGAGTTTGTAAGTGCAAACATTTCCAACTTATGGACAAACTTTAGCGGTGACGCAAACATTTCCAACTATGATGACGAGGTAGGACACGGTACTGCTGTAGGCAGTTTAATTGCAGGTGGTAATATTGGCGCGGCTCCAGGCGCTCAAGTACACAATGTTAAACTGTTTAACGCAACTGACGGTAATGTCACTATAGGAGAGATTATTAGCAGTTTAGATGCAGTATATAACTATCACCAAAGTAACGACAATACTAAAATTAAAATTGTCTGTACTCCATGGGTAATTAGTCAAAATAACTTTGTTGATGCAAAAATTCAACAAATGAATCAAAACAACATGATTGTTGTTGCATCAGCAGGTAACACAGGCGAAGATGTAAATCAGTTTTCACCAGCAGGTAATAATTTTGCAATAACTGTAGGTGCATTTAACAGCAGTAACGAAGTAACAACATTTACAAATGGTCCTACTACATCAGGTGGTTCCGGTTTTGTTAATTACGGTGCTCAATTAGATTGTTTTGCACTAGCAGTTGATATTAGTGTAGCAGATCATGCCAATGTGTCTAACTATAATACTTCAAGTGGTACTAGTTTAGCGGCAGGTATTGCGTCAGGTGCTATTGCAGGATATGCACAACGTGATACAGCATTAAGTGCGCCAGAGCTCAAAGAGAGATTCTTAGCAGAAGGTCACATGTGGGGTGTTAACGATTTAACATACGACAATGCAAATGTTAACTATGATGATGTTTACAAGTCAATGGTAACTACTGTAAGTAATCAAATTCCTACATTGTTTAGTACACAATCAGGTAGAATTGCAAACGTACAACGTGGTTCAAACGTAACTGTTGATTTAGGTATTACTTCTACAGCAACAGCAAATGTTGCAGTATTAGATTTTGCTCCTTTACCACCATGGATTGAATTCAACGGTGCTACTGGTGTTGTAAGTATTAATAGTGGACACGAAGATTGTACTGCTAACTTATCACCAGGTGTATATATCTTTGCTGTAAAAGGAACTGTTATACAAGATGAAGCTGATTCTTCTCAAAACGTTATTGTTGTTGAAGAATACAGTGTTGGATTGTATACAACAAATGCAAACGAAGTAGATGGTAGTAGTGACGGAAACATAAGTTCTTACTACTATGATAATTCAAATAACGAATATGACGAAGTTGTAAACTATCAGGTTGCACCGTCAAGTAAACCATCGTTTAAGAACTAATCAAAAACTTTTTAACAATATAAAACCTCATTATAAATACTAGCAACAGTAAATTATAATGAGGTTTTTTATGGAAGTTGATTTAACAACCAAAAACAATGTCTTTAATGCAGTTGGTTCACAAGGCCAATGGTTTCAGCATAGATGGGGCAAACGTTCTTATCCAAATTTGGAATTAGATATAGATGATGTAAGAAAAATTATTTCTAATATCAAAGAAGGAGAATCTGTATACGCAAAATCAGTATATGGTGATTCTATGCAATGGGAAGATATTGCAGAACTTGCTTCAGACTTAGGCGAAAAACTTATTATAACAACTTACGGTATGGCAGGCGAAGATAAAATCGAAGCCATTAATAAAACTGGTGCTTATATACATGTTCTTTTAGACGGTGTTGACGACATGTGTGGCAAAGTTTTTCTTAGAGCAAAGTGGAGTAAAATAGATTCGTTTATTGAAAGTTGCAATAATAAATTAATCGAATTTTATGTATACGAACACAACAAACATCAGATTCCTGATATTATCAAATATTGTCACAAGAAAGATATCTTCCTAAAACTAACACCAGGTATTGCTAAAGATGCTGTAGGTAGTGCTATCATTGATCAAATGGGCGAATGGTTATACGATGTTATGCCCGAAGATGTTAACACAGACTTCAAAGGCCCTGGCTATTGGACTGCAGAACTTGAAGAGTTTGGTGACGTAGAACCAGTTGAAGTTCAACGCAATACTGAAAATCATACATCATTAAGAACTTTCTTAACAAGTCCTGAAGGTAGAAGTATTTTAGAAAAGCCTTTGGTTTCAACTTACATTCCAAACGAAGACTATTTTGAAGACTTTGAGGAAGAATACAATGAATCTGTAACAGAAAATTTTTATATTTCTGTATCTGGACATGTATTCAAAAGTCACGAAGAATACACAATGTTTTCACAAATGCTTTCTCCCGATTGGGACGTATCTACAGAAACTTGCAAAACTGATGCCGTAACACACAATTTGTTTGCACAAAAGGTATTATGGTTTGCTAAAAAGTTTGATGAAGATTACATCAAAGACGTTGAAATAGATAAAGTATTTTCTTAAACTAATCCAACAAATGTATTAGGTGACCCTACTGATACAGGGTGTCCACATGTGGCTAGAGCGCCAAGGTGTGCAGGTGGTAATCCTTTGACTTTTACTCTCGGTGCACCTTGTGCAATAAATGCTGTAGTATGAGGTGGCTCACCATGTGATGATACTGCATCACCTAAAAGACTAACAGGAATACCATTTACATTAACACCAAAAACAGGTATAGCACCAGGGCCAACTATGACTCCTAGAGTTACTAAATCTCCTAATCTTGCAATTGGTGCTCCCATAAATATTATTTATCTTCAGATTTTTCTGATTCTTGAGCTTCCATGGCAATTTCTTGCTCGATCATATCTTTATAATCGTTTGCAGTTAATTCTAAACTTTTTGCTACAGTAAAAATTTCTTTAGTACTAAGAATTAATTCTTGTGATGGTGATGTCAATAAGAATGGTAATAGTACAACATCTTCTTGGTTAACAAAAACCACTTTGGGTCTATCAACAGTCAAAAACTTTTTATCTTCATCAACACCATTAAGTTTACAAATAATTTCTTGACCGTTATTGGTTCGAATGGTAATAATTTTACCAATCATTTCATTTATGTTGTACATTAGATTGAGCCTAAGTTAGATGTGTCTATACCATTGATTTTTTCTTTTATCTCATCAGCACTCAGAGATTTTAATCCTTGATAGCCGCCTTCTACAAAAAGTTTACCATCTTTGTAAATTTGAGGCATTGTTCTGTGTCCTTCAGATAAAATGAATTGCATTTGATCTGCATCTTCTTCGATGTTTACTTCTTCAAATTCAATATCAATATTTTTTAATAGGTTTTTTGCTTGTACACAATAACCGCAGTTGTTTTTAGAATATATTGTTAACATTATAAACTCAGTCCCTTAAATGTGTCTTCAGTTACGTCTTGTTTAGTACCACCAATAACATAACTGCTAATTTCTGTTTCTTGCGGTGCAACTTGTACTTCGCCACCTGAGATCCACTTTTGCGTCCAAGGTAGCGGGTTACTTGCACTTACACTATACGGTGCAGTTAATCCAACTGCTCTCATACGTTTTGCACCAATCCATTCTACATACTCTTTGAGAAGTTGTGCATTCAAGCCAATCATTGAACCATCTTTGAACAAATACTCTGCCCAATTCTTTTCTTCTCTGATTGCACTCATAAACATTTCAATGCATTCATTCTCACATTCTGCTTTGATTTTTGCAAAGTCTTTATCGTCTTGTGGCAAAAACTTCAGCATCTGTTGAGTACTAGCCAAATGTACATTTTCATCTCTGGCTATCAATTTAATTATCTTGGCATTACCTTCCATTTTCTTTAATTCGGCAAATGCCCAACTACAAGCAAATGAAACATAAAAACGTACACCTTCTAGTATATTTACTGCCATTAGTGCTAACCACAATGCTTTTTTATGCTCGTAACTGCCGTATTCTTTGTCCTCTGGATCATTCATATCTATGAGGTTATCATAATACTTGCTGATACTGTCACTGCATTGCACAATCTCATTAACGTCTAATAGTTCATCAAACACTTTACTAGGGTCTGCATAAATGTTTCTAATAATGTGCGTGTAACTTCTACTGTGGATTGTTTCACTGAATGCCCATGTTTCAATCCATGTTTCCAGTTCTGGTAAACTCACAATTGGCAATAATGCTAAATTAGGTGAACGACCCTGAACACTGTCTAACAATATTTGTCGTTTCAAATTACTAGTAAAAATGTGTTGTTCATGCTCAGTGAGATCTTTGAAATCTTTGCTGTCTTTGCTGATATCAACTTCTTCTGGTCGCCAAAAGAAACCCAACTGCTTGTCAGTTAGTTTATCAAACTGTCTGTACTTCAATGTGTCATAACGTTGCAGGTTGACGCCGCCATCAAAAAACATTTTGTTTTTTGTGTGATCTCTTTTTTTAGCATTGAATACTGTCATTGTTAAATTTTGCAACTATCGCAATCCTCATCGTCTGTGATTTCTGACTGGGGCAATGGGGCATCAAACTTATCGATGTCAACTTCTCCCTGTCCATCGTATGTATTATTATAGTAAAGTTGTTTTCCGCCATACTTGTAAAACATGATGACGTGTTGTAGTAGAACACTCATTGGAATTTTTTCGTCTTCATAGTGTTCTGGATTATAAGAAGTATTTACCGAAATACCTTGGTCGATATACTTTTGTAATACAGCACAAATTTTCAAGTAACCTTCTGGTGACTTTTGATCCCACAGTAAGTCATACTTGTTTTTGAGTTTAGCATACTGTGGTACAACCTGCTTTAACACACCATGTTTGCTTTGCTTAATGCTAACATAACTGCGTGGCGGTTCAATACCGTTTGTGCTATTACTAATCTGTGCAGAAGTTTCTGCAGGCATAAGTGCCATTAGTGTTGAATTCCTAATGCCAGTTTCTGCTAACTGCTTACGCAAACCTTTCCAATCCATGCGTTCTTTGTGCTTAATAAGTTCGTCTACTTCTTTCTTGTATGTTTGGTTAGGTGTAATACCCTTTCCATATTTTGTTTCTGCAATGCCTGGTATAGCACCTTTTTCAACTGCAAGATCAGCACTGGCTTTAATCAAGTAGTAACTCCATGCTTCTGCCCACTCGTCGACAAGTTCCAAATTAGGATTTTGATAATTAGTATCATTTTTTGCTAACCAAAATGCAAAGTTGATAATACCAATGCCCAGTGGACGTCTCTTTTCTGTTGCTAATTGTGCCGCCAATACAGGGTACTTTTGGTAGTCTAAGAGTGCGTCTAAGCCTCTTACAGCAAGTTCGCAAGGCTTCTGGAAGTCTTGTACAGTCTTTATCTTGCCCCAATTGATTGCACTTAAAGTACACAATGCTATTTCACCATTAGGATCATTTACACTTTCCAAAGGAGTAGTTGGTAAGTCAATTTCGCAACATAAGTTACTCATTTTAACAGGTGCAACACTCTCATCAAAACTGCTGTGAGTATTAGCATGGTCAACATTCATCAAGTACACACGACCTGTATCTTTACGTTCCTGTACAAATGCACTAAACAAGTCAATTGCTTTGATAGTTTTTTTGCGTAGGCGTGTATTGCGTTCTGCTGTTTCGTATATTTCTTTGAACTTGTCTTGGTTTGCGTAGAATGCGTCATATAATCCCGGCACATCATGCGGAGAAAACAATGTGATGTCGCCGCCACTGAGCAGTCTCTCATACATCAGTTTGTTAAACTGCACACCATAGTCCATATGACGTACACGATTTTCTTCTGTGCCTTTGTTGTTCTTTAGTACCAGCATGTCCTCAATTTCATAGTGCCAAATAGGGTAGTATAGTGTAGCGGCTCCGCCTCTTACACCACCTTGGCTACAACTTTTTACAGCACTTTGAAATAACTTGTAAAAAGGAATAACACCTGTGTGTGTTGCATCACCGGTTCTAATAGGTGAACCAATTGCTCTAATACTGCCTGCTCCTATGCCAATGCCTGCTTTCTGACTTACATACTTAACAATACTACTGGTAGTAGCATTAATGCTATCAAGGCTATCATCGCTTTCGATGAGAACGCAGGAACTGAATTGGCGTTGCGGAGTTCGTACACCAGCCATAACAGGAGTAGGCAAAGAAATGTAATGTAAACTGATTGCATCATAATAATCCTTAACAGTTTGTAATCTTGTTTCTGCAGGATAATCGCTAAACAGTGTTGCCGAAATCAACATGTATGCAACTTGAGGTGTTTCAAAAATTTCACCTGTTGCTCTGTTCTGCACAAGATACTTGCCACGGAATTGTTCCATAGCCGCATACGTGAGGTTTTCGTCACGTCCATGAACTATGTAATCACTAAGTTCGTCAATTTCTTCTTTTGTATATTTCTCAAGGATTTCTTTGTCATAGAAACCTCTGTCAATGTTGTCTTGTATGATGTCACACAAACACGGCGGTGTAAATGTACCGTACACCATTTTACGTAAATGATAATTAATTAGCCTACCAGCAACAAACTGATAATTAGGTGCTTCATCAGAAATTAAGTCAGCGGCACTTTTAATCAGTGTTTCTTGAATATCGCTACTTGTAATACCACTATAGAATTGAATGTGGCTTTTTATTTCTACTTCTGAGGGACTTACACCTGTAATTCCATCACATGCATGAAAAACAACTTTGTGTAATTTTTCAAGTTCGAGATCTTCTTTCCTTCCATCTCTCTTAGTGATCTGTATGTGTTTTGACATGTGTTTCCTTGTGTGTACCAGTTGAATATACAGTTGTATTTTATACTACTATACTTATCTTGTCAAGTGGTTTAGTTATCTAGTGCTATATTATATGAAGCAAATACTGTACAGTTATCTAAAGCATATTGTTCAGTAACAACCTCTTCGGGTAAGAAATTGTAGCAGTAACCATCATGGAAAAATACTGCTCCATCCACTCCTGTTATATGATTACTTATGCCTCTGAAAAGCATTTGATCGCAGTTTATGAGTTGCAAATTTTTAAGTGTGTTTGCCATTATTAGGCTCACACCTGTTTGGCAAAAATAACCCTCATTGACTATTTCAAACACAGAAGGCCATTTATTACTATAATAATCTAAGTAGCGGGGTAGTATTTTTATCTTAGCGAAGTCTACTAACACTTTTTCTATAGTGCCATCAGATGGAAAATTTTCTCTGTACTGTCTCCAAACTCTTAATCTGTCAGAGCTTGAATGTGTGGGTAAAAACATTTATGATGTACTTGACCAACGTCTAATAATATATTTTAATCTTAACTCTGCACCAATATTGTGTGCTGTATATGTAAATGGTGTAACACTTGGATCTACGATTTGATTTTGTAGTCTAAGTTCTACTTCGTCACCATTTAATACTGCTTCAAATTGTGGTTCTACAATAGGATCACTTGATGAGATTTCATAACTGCTTGAGAATGTATCATTTAACACAACTGCATTTGCTGGATCTGAAAAATCAGTTCTTGCAGTAACAGTCATTGTTCCTATTCTCATGTACTTGTTTGCAGAACCTGCCTTTTCTGTTAAAGTATAATCTAATACAAAACTATTAAATACACCAACACCAATACCAAACAATTTAGCATTAGCACCATCACTTAATAAAATTGGCTCAATAGTTAATGAATTGTATGTTGTGGTTGTTTCACCAAAGGCCGCGGCTTCTCTGGTTTGTAGTTCTAAATTGGTTTTTAGATTTAGCAATCCTTTTGTACCATCAGATGTATCAGTTTCTCTGTCTATTGGACTCTGATTGTAAATCTTATTTGTTAACTCATTGTAGAAACCTGCTTCTTCTCTGGTAGCAAAAGTTATTTCATTGTATGTTGTATCTATAACTAAATCAAATGAATCTGCTAAGTTATTATTAATATGTGTTAATCCACTTGCATATAGAGGACCACCACTAAACACATCAACAAACATATTAACATCTCTGTCTTTGACTAAACCATCTAGCCATGTTTCTAATTTTGCCCTAACAGTATTATTTGCTCTATCATATGTGCCTGGTGACAAACCTAATACACTTAATGTTGGTACTGTTTTGTCCTCATATAATGAGAAAGAAATACCACCTGCTGACACACTTGATAAACTAGGTCTCTGAGAAACATATAATTTATTGAGACTGTTATCTTCCTGTATACTCCAATTCATTGTTGGGAAAATACTTGTATTAGCACCACCACTTGTTGTTTGTACTAATGATCTATTTACTATAACAATAGCGTCTTGTATACTACTTGCACTCGATAAATCAATTGACAACACAGGAGCCGCTTTAGTTGTACCTGTGTAACTTGCCCCAAGTACTGGCATCAATTCACCATTAGAACCTATTTGGGCTGAGGAACCTGATTTCATTGCCCCATTAGTAACAAACACAGTATTTGCTGTTGTTTGATCTGCGTCAATTGTTGAAGTAGTGTTTACTATTGTTCCATCATTATCAGTTGTAATTACAACACTTGAAACTAAACTTGTGAATTCATTATCAGGAACTAAAAGTGTAAAACCAGTATCTACGTTTGCACTTCCTATACCATGGTCAATAAATCCTACGTTAGCAATGTTTGCTGACATAGTTGCAGTGTTACCACCAAGTATACCATTTTGTATTTCAATTACAAATGAGTTATTAAGTGAATCTATTGATTGTACCTCAAAAATAGAATCGTGTAAATCTCCAGCAGAATTAACCATACGCACAAAATGCCCTGTTGCTAATCCTTCTACAAACTTACTATCAGAACCTATAACTGATACATTTGTTTCACCTGCTTGACTAGTAATTAAATTAGCAGTACCAAATCTCACTAATTGCCATGATGACTTTGGTATGTTAATATCTAATGTTTTAGCAGTACTGTCTATAGTTGCTACGTCAAACATTTTATTATTGAGATAATCATTTACATTAGGTGTTGTTATTTTTGCTTTGTTGTATCTGTACGTTCCGCCATCAACACTGAATATGTCATTGAAGTTTGCATTATCAAAATCTACAGTATATCTTTCTGGAGTACTAGTACTGCCAAAATTTGTACTTGTATTACCTGTAACGTCAGCATCGTAATATTGATCTTCTCTGCCTATAACAAAAGAACCAAGTGTAAGTCCTGTGGTGCTTGAAATGTTTGCACCGTCTGCAAATACTGCAATATGTCTATTTTCTAATGCAAAAAATCCAGTACCCGAACTAGTGCTTACTCTGATGTTTTGTTCTGGTATTCTTCTGTAATAAGGAATGCTGTAAGCATCATAAAAACTGTTTGCTTGATTGGTAGCGGATATGTTTCCGTTAACACCAGTTAGTGCCAAGTTTACATTTGCATTGCTGTAATAGCAAAGAGACACATCATCTGTTACACTAGGTGCAGTTCTAAGAGTCAGTGTATGATAACCTGTAGAAGTAATATTACTTGCATTTAATACGTAATCAGCATTTGCACTAGGCACAGTTAAAATAGAAGAATTTGATTCTGGTATAAGTTTAATACCATTCTTCCTCACAATAACATCTGTGCTCTTAAAAGTATCAGTGTTGTAATTATTTACAATGCTGTTAGGTATAAATTCTATGTTGGAGTTCTGGGTTAGAGTTTGTGCTTGGTTAAGAGTAATTGTGTAATTATTAAATCCATCATTTACAATATTAAGAACTTTAACTTGATTGCCGCTGATTTCTGTACCATTTACAAAATCACCAATACGTATGCCGTCAAAGTCTGCTGGATTACCTGCATTGTTTACTACAAATGTATCTGAACCATTTACATCAGCATTTGCTAGTAAATGTACACTGTTTGTAGTTTCTGTGCTGAATACAGGAAACTGAGAACTCATATTATAGAATTCTGTTTTATCGCCCGAATCTAAACCAGTTAAAAGTGAACGAACTTCTTTTGCTTCAACAGAATCAGAAAATTGTGTACCATCAAATTCTCCTTTTTTAATAAAGTAAAAAGGAACAGTGAATGCAATAATATTATTGTTTGCAATACTAATTACATGGTCTCTGCCACTTACAGTATTTTCAATATAACTAGTAGTACTGAGATCAACAGAGTTAGGATTGTTAGGATCATGACCAATATAAACTTGCTTACTATCAACCGCTAGGCCAATTTCACCAGGTCGTAAAGGTTGTGGGAGATCTTGTTTAAGTCCTCTTCTGTGTTGTATTCTAGATACTATAGTTTTGTCGTTTTCTGCCACTGCTAAGTCTCCAATTGCTTAACAGTATTTATCACTTTTGTGAATAATATTCTAGCAGACGTTTGCCCCATAGTTCGCAATAGTGATCAAATTCATCGCCTTCAATCACAAAATCTTTATATTGACCTTCTCTGTCTACCATGAGTATAGCAACTTGTTTAATTTTGCTATCAAACATTTCATTGTGTGCTAATGCATAAGCACAACCTTGCATGAAATAGTCTTCAATCCATTCACGTTTTTTGATTTTTTTAGCGGTCTTGAAATCAATAATTGCAGGTTTGCCATTCCACATTCCAATAGCATCACTGGTGCCAGCATAAAGCCCTTCGCTGATAAGACCTACTTCAACACCCCAAAGTTCATCAATTTGACTCATGCCATCTCTGACCATTTTATCAACCATTTGCTTTGCCATAATGCTGATGAGATTATTACCAGTTATTTCCCATGCTTCACCTAGAACATATTTTTCTAAGGCATTATGTACTTTGGTTCCGAGTCCTGCACTTTCTCTGCTTATGCGGTTTGCTTCTTCTTCACCGACACGTTTACGCCAGGCTATAAGAGCAGTCTTATCTCCTGTATCGCTTAAGATAGTGGTTACACTTGGTACAGGTTTTTCAGACTCATCAACATACTGTCTGCCCTGTTTAGTTTGTATACGCCTTAGTTCAGGGTATTTGTATTTTTCAACTAGCATTAAAAATCTCCAAAAGTTTGTTAGCCATTTGTTCATGGCAATGTAAGTTAGGGTGGAATTGACAAGGGTGTATATATTCTTTATGTGCAGGATGGCTTTTGTCAACTACAAATTCTATAGACTCATATTCATTTTCGGTTGTGCCTTTTGTTACTGGCATACCCAATATATCAACAAAATTTGTTCCTGTTGTCAAATCAAAAAGTGCATTTGTTTTTTCGGTAAGCCAACACTCATCTGGCACTAGGTTTATTTCCTCATTGATGTGTATTGGTCCCCACACATTAAAAATATAAAATTTTATATTATGTGTTTTGCAAAGAAGGTACATTTCATTTATTGTTTTAGTTGTCTCGTATTCACTGAATGGGTATACAGGTTTAAGTTTGTTTTTGAAATACACTTTATGATTTTCTGCATGCCTATTTATATTTTGATGATAGTGGCAATGATCTTCATCTGTTCTTGCATAGTCTCTGCTTTGTGCTGTTGTACCTAAAAACACTATATTGTTATGCACTAACTCTGCTGGATATTGTTGTATCCACTCATATAAATTATACAATGAAAAAGAAATACTGCCGCCACTGAAGCCAAAATTCCAATGTTTAGCATTTAACATATCACTGAATTTTCTCCCAAAAACAAAATTAGGCATGTTATAACCAAATGTAGCATTAGGAACATATTTTAGAGAAAGAAAGGCACTAGCAAATGTTTCTACGTTCCTACCATTCTTTGGTCTTCGCAATGTTTCTTCCTTATATAGTTCAGAACCTATAACCCAACTATCTCCAAAAAATAAATGATTAGTTTTCATCTAGTAACTCCATCAATTTTTCATGCAGTTTTTTATGACCTAATAAATTTACATGGTAATCATTTATATATTTGTTTTTAATTTCATTATCAGTATACCAAATTTCATATGCTTCTACACCAAATGTTTCTTTGAATAAAGTGCCTGGGAGCAGATATTTGGTTGATAAATCAAAAACATCTATGTGTTTTGATGGTGTGAACTGCTCCCAAGTCTGTATGAGATGTAATTTTATATTGTAATTTTTACAAAGAAATATTACCTGATTAAGCACTCTAGTGTTATTGTACTCAAAGAAAAATGGTGTGTCCCATTTATCTGTTAAAAAATTATGATTGCTTTCTTTGCTTAATTGGCCATTAGGATGTACATGATAATGTTTATACTCAATATCATCTATAAAAAATGCTCTAGTAGTTCCACTTACACAAAAGAAAAATGTGTATTCTACATCAGGCTGATAAACTTCTTTGAAGAATTTTGTCATGTTGTACAATTGAAATTCCATAGAACCACCAGGGAAAGCATAGTTTATAAAATCAACGTCTCTGCTTTTGCTTGTTAAACTTGCAAATGAATATTCTGGATGAGACCAATCTCTGGTTAAATTAGGAAATTGTTTTGTTTGTTTTAATCGCTGGTAATGAAGTTCAGGCGTCATAGACTTATCCTGTTGAAAAATCTCATCGTACAATCCTGTACCGATGACCCAACTATCGCCGAACCACACGTCTATTTTACTCATAATAATTTATCAACCACTAATAATATATAGTAGTTATAGATACTGTTTTATGTAATTATTGATTACCAAGATATATTCCAGATTATAGTTTGAGTATCATTTTGCTTGATGTTTACTCCATAACCTAAATCTGTGAAATATTTTTTGACGTAGTTTAATTGATCTACCTTTGCGGCATCATTTGTAATACTAAAGTATGCTTTGTAATAAGCATTGCTATCAGTCATTGTGGTACCAGACGATACATTTGCATAAAGCACACCAGCAGACACATTTGCTAAAATTGCAGTTTCTATACTGCGAACTTCGCCATGAATAGTAATATTATTTCTTGTATCTATTCTTGCATCTTTAGCATTTGTAAATATACTTGCCATAGTTTACGCCTTAATGTCACCTAATGCTTGATCACCTGCCATTTTACCAACATCAACTGATGGTTCAGAATCGGTCTCAACATCACCACTTAATTCATCTGCGGGTACAATTTTTTCATGATCTGCACTACTTGCAAATCCAGAGTCACGTACCTTTTTTACTAGTGTGTCTAAGTCTATTAAAAATCCATTCTTTGCTAATAAATCGCGAAACATTTCAGTTGGTATTTCTTTAGCATCCATGCGAGTCATAACCTCAGACGAAAGTAGATCTTCTATTGCATCTTCTACTTCGTCGTCCCAGGCTTTGCTGGCATAATCCAACAATGTAACTTCGCGAATTAGCATTAAATTTCTGCTCTACCTAATGGTTCTTCTTTAGGGCCAGCACTTGCAGGAATGTTATCTTCTAGATCATCTTGCGGCTCATTTAACCCTAAGTCTGAATCCATGTCACCACCTAATTCACCAGTGTCGCCTAATGCTCCATCTGCCGGCATAGCATCACCAGATAGTTCTGCAACTGCTTGATCAAATCCTGCTTTAATTGCTTTACTTGCTTCAAGATGTTGTGATAATAATCCGTTGATGTTATCAGAGAAACTAAGTGCTTTATCAGCACCCATTTCGCCACGTACTTGATCAGCAATAGCAGGTAAGTCTTCGTTCATCATACGACCTAGTCTTTCTACTTGATCTTGAATATCATCTGCTAATGCACGTACAGCCATAACAACTTCTGCTTCTTCGACGTTTACTTCTTCAGCAATCATTTCACTTAAGATATCATCAAACATGCTGTCAAATGCTTCTTTGACTTTGTCTTGTTTATTTTCTTTTACGGACTCAGTTTTACTCATTGCATCTTTAACTTCTTCTGGTTTCATGCCAAGTTCTTTTGCAATTTCTTCTATGCTCTTACCATCTGCTTTAAGTTTGTGCATGTATTGAATGCTATCATTTAATTTTCTTTCTGCAATTTTGCGACCAAACATTTGAATACCATTTACCATAGCATCTTCGTCGAGACCATTAAGGAAACCAACCACTGCGTCTCTGCTTTTACCTGATACTTCTGCAAATAAGCCTAACTTTTCTTCAATAGCGTCATAACTGCTAGTGTCTACCATTTCGATACCAATCTCTTTAGCAAGTTCTGCTAATAGACGTTCGTTAAGTTCAGTATCTGCTTGGTTCTCAACACTTGACATAATTGAACCACTTCCACACTCGTCCATATAATCTTTTGCCGCTTTGATAATAATGTGCTTGATGTGATCATCGTCATATGCAAAACGATTATCCATTCTATAACGATTCATGCATTCACCACATGCTTCGTCCATAGTGTAGCCGCTGTCCATTAATGTGCGAACACTGTCACTGATCATGCCTTTCATTTCCATATACTTTGGAGACTCAGCATACATACCTTCCAATAACATAGTGTCAATGGCATCTCTGATACCCAAGAACTTTGCGTACTCAGGTTCTAGTTGAAACTTTTTATTGCTGTTGCGAAGTTTGACTACAGCCAAATTAGCAGTTTCTTTAAGTTCAAGTAATTTTCTTTTTGGCAAAAATGACTTCTTGAAAGAAACACCAAACTCTTCGCCCAACATTTTAGTAATTTTGCCTAACTTAACGTTAGGTGTTGGATTTAATTGATTTAATAACATAGTGGTTTCCTATTCATAACTGTAATAGTACTTATTTATCATTTTATTGAAAATTGTAAAAGGACTTAGAATAGATTCTTTACTTGCTGTAGAGCATGTTTTTGTCTGAGAACACTTTCAATCAACCTGTGGCGAGTGGATTCAAAGCGAAAATCATCTTTTGTAGTTTTCATGGTGTGTCTATAAAACATGCATTCGTTTTTGAGATCAACATATTTGTTAATTATTGTTTGAGGACGTCTAAATAAATGTCCTTCTCTAATTGTCGTCTGATGTAATTTTTGCTGGTTTAGACGCACACAGAGCACGTTAGCAAGGTTTTTATTAGGAAGGTGTGTCAATACTACCCTTTTTGTAACAGCCTCTATAATCTCAAACATACCAGTACTTTCATTGTATGAAATTACAAAGACACCACGTTTAGCAACATTTTTTGCAATGTTGTCTAATTTTTTGCTTATAACTCTTTTATTCAATTTTACTTTTTTGTGGGTAGATCTTGAAGCCAATAACATCATTTTTTCTGACCTTTTGTAGTATATTTCTACAGTACATGTCTTCAGCCATGTATCGAGTTCTTTCGTCAAATTTACTTATCGGACAAAACTGTTCAAAATCTATTTTATTGAAAAGACGGGTTTCATCTCTGTTGATAAAACTTAATATACCATCTTTACACTTAACTGCTCTCATGATTAACCACCGGCATGCATTGCGGCCATATGTGCTTTGTATTTTTTAGTGCCTTTTTTGTGTGGGCTTTTGCCTTCATCTATGTCTAGTTTTGCTACAGCATCTTCTATTGCTTTACCTGTATCTCTGCCTTGATAAAATGCTGGCATGTTATCTGCCATGTATGATTCTATTTCATCTTTGTTTGCAAAGTTGTCTAAGCCTCTTTCTTTAACTAATGCAACTAATATTTCTACTGCTTTTTCTCTGCTGGCACCTTCGCTTAATGGCATTCCTGTTTCAACAAAACTAGCATCTTTACCTCTGTTTTGCAGAGTTCTAACCATTTTTTGAGCTTGACTTCTAGAAGCAACAACTTTCCATACTTTGCCGTTTATTTTTACAGCATAATTATTTTTTTCATTGCGTAATTCATATTCAAGTTCGCGTTTCTTAAAATCACTGATTTCGTTAGTTTTCTTCTTCTTTTTCTTTTCGTCACTGCTGTGACCAAATGTTTTATGAACCAATTTGTCTAACTTCTTGTGGAACTCGTCCTCTTGTTTACCTGTAGCATCTTCGTTTTTTTTCTTTTTAGGAAACACAGATGGATTTTTGCGTTTGATCATTTTGCCCATGGGCATAGCAACACCTGCTATTGCGCCTGCCATTGTTTCGTTTATAATATCTTTAATAAGCATAATACTATTTATTCCTTCCGCCCTTCATGTTGGCACACCAGTGATACATTTTACCACGTTCACCGCTGTATTTTTTTGCTTTTGCACGGAGACTACTCACTGAGCCTTTGCAACTGGCTCCTGCCTTCTTTACTCGGCCGGGTCTACTCTTGCCTTTCACTTTGCCGTCAGCAAAGTTTTCATCTACTATTCTTTCACCGTCTTTATACTGTGGATGAGTTGTACGCATCAGTAACTTGTATGCGGCATCACCATCATCAAACTCATCAACTTGCATGACCTTAACAGGTACCTTATGACGTTTTAACCACTGGTT